CCAGAAGCTGTACTTAATTAGGTACACCAGTTTGCCATCGCGCTGCATCTGCTCCAGGTGCTTGCGCTCGTGCCTGATCAGACCTTGGTGCAGTTCATAGCCTGGCGCCATGTAGATCACGCCCCAAAAGCTAGTCCAGCCCTGGAAGCCAAAGGCTTTCATGTACGCGAGGATTGGGCCAGAGGCAGTGCGAATCATGGTTTGGCAGTAGCTTCCTGTGCGGCCACGTAAGCAGCCACAACGTCAGCAGTGTGCGTTGCAGCACAGATGGCCTGAACACGAGCATCCTCGTTGCTGTAGTCATCGCCGGGGGTAACAACGTGGCGGTGGAACTTGCTGCTGATTTCAACGCCATCTTCTTTGATGGCAGTTTTGGTGCGAACTTGCACGGAACCGTTTTCCAAGATTTCAATCAAATCAACAGAGATAACTTTTTCTAACATATCGTTTCCTTGTTTCCAGCCTGACCATCCAGTCAGGCATTAAGGCTGGTGGGCCGCACCAGTACGGTTAATCAAGAGTTAGGTACGAACCATTGATGCGAATAGCAGCTGCGGTGTCCATAGCAACTGCTGCATATGTGCCGTTGTTTATGGCACCTAACGCACCAAATGTCTGACCAGCGGTTAATCCAAAAGTTGCTTGCCCTGTAATCGTTAAACCGTTTGCCCAAACCCACCCTACTGGCACTGGTTGATCATTGATTGGTGCGTAAGGAAAGCCAGCAATTTGAATATCACCAGTTCCTGTGTGCGCCGACCAATCAATCACTAATTGAAATGTAACAATGTTTCCGTTTTTTACATACGTTCCGTTTTGTGCGCTGTATGTACCAGTTCCAGCAGTTGTTGTACCTTGGATTACAGGTGTAAATGATCTTTCAACGCCTTCAACCAAAGTAACAAATTGATTCGCAGCAACTTGAACAACGCCGTTCCCAACGGTTTGGTTACCCGACACGACAACATTAGAGACTATATTTGGTGCAGTGTTTGTGCAGTTAATCTCAATGCCGCCATAAGTGTTGTCGCAGCAATTATTACCAGTAATAACAATATTACTTAGAAATCCAACTGTATCAACGCGAAATTCAATTCCGCTGCGCGTATTTACAAGACATACATTTCCTGTAACTGCAATATAGGCTATGCCCACACCAGAAATTGATCCGTAGTTTGCTTGCTCGAAATAGCCGATCCCGCTGGCACCACAACTAAGAATAGTGTTGTTTGCGATCACATGGTTGCCACTAGCAACGCCAGCAGACGAAATGAAAACGCCATTCTGTTTGCAGTTTTTGATTACGTTATTTGCAATGGTCAGGTTAGAGCCAGATATAGCAGACACAATGCCAGCCCCCACCGAGAGAGCTTGTGCAGTAATACCAATGTCTCTGATATTGCAGTTGACAATCTTTACTCCGTTGCACTGATCTCCATACAAACTAATGCCGTACTGTGCATAATTTTTTACTGTTACGTTGTCAATCGTTGCCTCAATGTCTGATGTTGTAGTTGGGGTAGACCCAATCATCATGATTCCAGACTCAAACGTGTCAGTTTCTTCTGATGTGACAAGCGATTTGCCGCCGTCTAGTGTAAGATCACGCATCATAAATTTAACGTAAGGCGGTATGACCGTCACGGTGTTGGCGCGTGTACCCAGCACGTTCTGAATCAGACTTGATGGGCCGCTGCCAATGATGGCGCAGTTGTTTGCAGAGATAAGTATCTGTGCCCCAAATGGGGACTGAAGTGCTGCCACCCCAGACACGTTCAAAGTAACGTCAGCCGCCAACCAAAGCGTAGTACCATCAACTGACAACGTGACCTTACCGTTTAGGTTGTAAGTACCCGAGGGCACATACACCGTGCCGCCATTGGCAACAGCAGCATTGAATTCAGTGACAGAAGACGCTACGCCAGTGGAGTCAGCGCCAAAGTCTAAGACGTTGAAGGCCGCGCCCTCAATCATTGAGTATGATACTTTGGTAAGTGACATTACGCCACCTCATAAATAGCAGTGCCGCGCAATATTGCGCCGGACAAATTTGTGTTACTAAACACTACGCCACCACTAGCCACTAAAAAGAAAGTAGCAGCATTATTGTCAACAGTTCCGGAAAGAAGCCCCGAAGCCGTAGTAAAACTTATGGAAACTGGGTGTATGCTTACGGCTGAATTTTGCGATGTAAATGGAAGGCCAGCAACACGGGCGTTTGATGCGCTTACAGTTGCTGGATATGTTACTCCAAAACTAGCATACACCATTTTTCCAATTCTGACATATGTAGCTGCCGCTACTGTCAAACTAAGCCCCGCACCTGATCCGTCTGAAGGCGTCCAAGTGCCTTCTTCATAGTCAGCCAGCAACTCGCTTGTGCCTGTGCCTGATGTGGCAGAAAAGTCGATGCCTTTGCCTGCTGTGCCGATGATGAGGTTGCCGGTGGACAGGGTAACGTCACCGGGCAAGGTGATTGGCGTTGCAATCTGGCTGGCGTTGATGACTGAGGAAGTAGTCTTTAGCATGGCGGTTCCTAGTTGTAAACAACTTCAATAATGGATGTAAATGGCGGTGCTTGGCTGAAAGTCACCGTGCCGCTGGTGACCGTGTAGGTGTTGCGGTTTTGGTAGACGCCATTGATGTAAATGGCGGTGAAGCCGTTTACCACCGAGAAAGCAGTTGTTGTCCCGTCACCCGTAGCATTAGAGGCAAAAGTGCTGCCGTTGATGTTGTCAACCGTCCAGATCAGCACATTGGTGCTGTCGTACAAAGCAAATTTATAACTAGCTGCGCCAAGCCACACATTGGCCTCGCCGCGGCTGTCTAGGATGATAGGGTTAGTGTTGGCAATGTTGCCAGTGGAATCGGTGTAGGACGCTAATGGCGTGGTTGTGCCAGCAGCGTAGGTGTACAGCTTCCCTCCCGATAGCGGTGCGCCGTTCAGATCAAAGAATTGCAGCTTGGGCGTTGGGGCTAGGGTTGTAGTTGCCATAATTTTTTAGTAAAAAAGGGAACCGCCCTTGCGAACAGTCCCCTTTTGTTTTTGATGAAACAGAGTTTAGAACGCTGTGAAATCAGTGCCGTAGACAAAAACGTCAATCGTGCCGCCAGAAACAGCAGTTCCAACCCGGACGTAGAACACCTGGGCTGAAAGGTTAGCCGTTCCAGTAGCCGCTACCACCGTGGATTTGGTGACATAGGCTGCGCTGGTGTTGCTGGTCAGTGTTGCGTTGGTCACAATTTCAGTACCCGTGCCGCCTGGGCCTGTCCAGATTGCCAAAGCACCAGCAGACACATCTTTGTTGGCATTAGTGATAATGACGTTGGTGATGTTGTAGCTGGTCGTATTGATGACCGGCAGGGTGATTGCCGCATCGCCCGTGGCATTGATGGAAACGCTGGTTGCGTAAGCAATCAAACGGATAGCCTGGTTGCTGGTCAAGCCTTGTGGGTGGGCGGTGACTGTCGTTGCTGCGCCTGGATTTGCCATGATAGTTACTCCTTGTGGTAGGTGTTAAGCGGCAACCCGGCAAGCAAGCTCGGGGTACAGCGGAGCCCAACCGTAGAGAACGTCTACGCGAGTTGGGATCGAATCGTTGTTGATAGTGTACTGCCGCACAACGCGCATTGACAGGCCAAGTTCCTTGTCGGAAGCACGGCCAGCAAAGTGAACGCCATCAGGCAACTCAAGGTCAGCACAAGCCATCGTGAAAGCATTTTTGTGCATCACAATGTTCTGTGGAGAAACAACGCCGGTGTTGTTGAACGGAGTCACTACTGCGGCAGCGCTGGTGCTGTTAACAACTACGTTCTGGAATTGACCAGCAGTAATAACAGCAGGAGACACAATCACAGAAGTCGTACCAGACGTTGCAACAGTCACATCAGCCTGCACCACAAAACTACGCAGACGGTTGGAGCCGTAAGCAGCGCGATTCTGTGGGTTGGCTGCAAAGATGTTTGCAATGGTGATGGTGTCGCCTTGCTTCAGGCCAGCCGTGGCAGTGGTGGCAGTCAGAGCAATGGTGGACGTTGACGCCCAGCCGCTGGTCAGGAAGCCGGTTGCCGTGGTGGTAGCGCAAGCAAGGGTAGCAGTAGCGTAGGAGCCAAAAGTCTGGCTAACAACGTTCTGATCCATCTTCCACATCATGCCTGCCGAGTCCTTGCCCATCAAGCCCTTCTCGTATTGCTTGGCAATGGTGGTGCTTGGCACGAACAGACCTTTCAAGCTGTCCACAATGGTAGCGCCAGTAAACGGCTCAATGATGCAAGCCCTGCGGCCATCACGGGGAGCGCCCTCGGAGTCCAGGTATGCGCCAGCGGTCAGGTAGGTCAGCAAGCTGGTGGGGACAGTACCGGCAGTACCGACAATGTTGGCAGTGTTGTTTTTGGCCATAACCAAACCATCACGGTCAATCTTGTTGGCGATAGCAGCAACAGCTGGTTTCAGCACTCGATCACTGAAGCGGTCAAGAGACAACGCCAGATCCTGCGTAGTGAACTGGGTGTCAACGTGGAACTGCGTGGACAAAGTAACGGGAACAGAAGTTTCGTTAAAGTCTTCCACGTTCAACGCTGGGCCAGAAGTGCCAATGAAACGGCCAGGGCGACGGACATTCAATGTCGCGCCAATCTTTGCGCCGGTTACAGCAAACTGGTCGTCATAGTTACGTTCGACTTGGCTCGTGAAAGTCAACTCGTTTTCCAAGACCATCAACGCTTCGTTGGTGATCATGCTGATGGTAAGCAAATTATTTGCCATGATATTTCCTAAAAAAATGGTTATCGAATCTGCCCGTTAAGTCTGCCTGCTTTCCAGGCTTGATAGCTGCCATGAAACTGCCCATCAGCAGCCAAAGCAACATCACGCCCGTTAGCAGCTGACCGAATAGGACTAATCGGTGCGCTTGCTCTACTTCTCTGCACAACAGGTTTTGAGTCTTGTTTCTCAAACATAGCCTCTAACTTCCCAATCTGTCGCAGCTGTGCGGCTGGCGTCATCCCTTGCAGCTTTTCAACGAATTCGGGATTGTCAGCAAGGTGATACAGCAGCTGTGGCCCAACATCTGACTCAAAGATGGCATCGCGCACTTCATTAACTACCGTCATGTCTGCGCTTTTGACCACTTGCTCAAAGTTTGGCATCGTTGCTTTGGCCTGGTTAACCCGTTCTGACCAAGTATTTAATACCTGCTCTTTCTCGGCTTGCACTCTGGCCTGTACTGCCTTCTGTCGTTCTTCCCCTAATCGCTGGTCAACCTTGTAGTCTGTCAATGCCTTGGCATATTCAAACATATCGGTAAACTGGCTTGGGTCTGGTTCGGCTTCGCCCTTTGGCGCTTGCTTCCGTTCCATTTCCGCTAACCGTTGTTCTAGGCTTACCCTGGCTTCGCGCTCCCGCATTGCTTCTTGCTTTGCTTCATCACGCGCCTTGGTTACCGCCTCAAACCGTCGCTCAATCTTAGGTCGTCTTTTTTCCTCTGTTGTTTGCTGCTCTTCGCTGGCTGGTTCACTCTGACTGTCATCGTCCAGCGGCTCTATTGTTTCAATAGCCTCGCGTGGCGGTTTGTCAGCTAAACCTAGTTTTTCAGCTTGGAATTCAGCTAAATTTTCGCTAGTGACCACACTGGCCTCTAGTCTTTTCTGTACTGCACTTACTTCTTCAGACATGGATTACTCCAAGGATTTGCCCCGTAAGAACCCACGGGTCGGGTTGGGGCATTATTACCCAAAAACAAAAGGTTATGCAACTATTGCATAGGTTGGATTAGCGGATTTGCTCCTTCGCTTATGTCTTGAATGCCAAATTGAGCGTATGCGGCTTGCTCTTGGTTCATCTTTTCTATTTCCAT